ATGAGTGAAAAAGAACTGGATTTAAAATATATGTTTGACCGTTTTATAAAATCGAATGAAAATTTTAACGAAACAGTTAAAGAATTAAATTTAACCCTAATACAGCATAACGAACAATCTGAAAATCACGATGCAAATAATAGCAAGGAGCATGGCGATTTCAAAAAATTATTATACTGGTCTGGAGGTATTTTCGCCGGATTATTTACACTTTCCATTGTAGCATTCATCATCTTAGCCTTTGGGAAAGAATTTATTGGTCAAGAAAATGTGATGTTGATAATTAAGCATGTTTTAAAAATATAGAAAGGAGTGATTTTTTTGAATATCAGACAGAAAGTTCTTCAAATTGCAGAGAGTGAAGGTTATGGCAAAAAAGAAATTGAGGGACAAAATAAAGGGCCGCAGGTGCGAAAATATCTTTCTCTCTGTGGACTTCCGGAAGGCAATCCCTGGTGCGCTGCTTACGTTTCATGGGTTATGAAAGAGGCTCTGAAAGATTTATTTTCTAAATGCTTTATTGTATCTGCTGATACATGGGCCTTCGAAAGTTTTGCAATTGAAAAAGGTATTTTATCCTCAGAGCCAGAGCCAGGAGATATTTTTTTACGATATGGCTCTAATGGACCGACACATACAGGATTTGTTCTTTATTTAGCCAATATTTTTCAGTTCAAAACCTGTGAGGGCAATTCAAATATGAATGGGAGTTCGAATGGAGATGGGCAATATTCGAACGTACGCACCAACGGTGATAATTATAAATTTATAAAATGGTATAAACTTTTATCGGCAGAGGAAAGAGATGATACGAAATATTTTGAATTATATCTGAAAAATAAAAAAATATGCGATTGTCCTATTATAGATAATAGAGCGTTCGGACCTGTGAGAAAAATTACTGAGGCATTAAATTTGAAAATCAAAGTGGATTCAAAAGAAAAGAAAATATATTTATAACCTCTTTGTAAAATCTTTCATAATAACCTCCCTTTCAGAAAATATGTAGGGGCTTTGCGCCCCTACTCCCTTTTTTATTTAGTTTAATTGCTATAATATATTACTCACTGGAGTAAACGATAGATTATAGCAAAAACTCACGGCAAATCGTGTTATATCCTGGATTTAATAGTATTTTTAGAGTTATTTTTTTCTCCGATTTGCTTATTTTATCGACCTCAATTTTTACCATTTCTTTATAAATTACTTTTAATTTTTCTGGAGAAAATTTAGGAAGAATTTTTTTCAGTTCAAGTATCTGTAATTTTTTCAAAGGTTTTTCGGCTATAACTTTTTTCTTTTCTTCTTTTAAAATTTGATCTTTTTCTTCTCCCATAAAAGACAACTCCCGAAGAGCTTCTCTAAATTCTTCCACGGGAAGACCATTTGCAATTGCCGCTATTATATTTTTTTTCTTCCGGGCAATTTCAGAAAGCTCTTTTTCAAGAGTCTTTATTTTGTCTCTTTTTTCTTGCTCCCTGTCTTTTCGGGGCTGCTTTTGTTGAACGGTGTATTGTCCCACTTCTTCAAGAAAAATTTCATACACTCTCTTTTCCAGAAGGTCAGCATCCAGGCGAATAGAGTTACAAATTCTCTGGTGTTGATAGCCCTGGCATATGTAATACCGATAATATTTTTTACTGCCATCTTTTTGTTTACGGTGCATTTTATGCCCGGAAAACTTACTGCCGCAATTTTTACAGATTATTATTCCTCCGGAGAGGAGATAAAACGAATTCGTTAATTTTTTCCCGACATTTTCTTTCTTCATATTTTGAGCCAGATTGAATATTTCAGGAGTAATAAGTGCCGGGTGATGATTTTTTCTTATTACTCCTCCGATTTGAAATTCTCCAAGATAAAGACGATTTTTGAGAATTCTATATATCGTTTGAACATGCCACTCTTTTTTTTCGCCTTTAGCAAAAGGAGGTGGAATTTTATTCTCTCGGAGATAATTTACGACATCTTGAATATATTGACCGGAGGCAACCATGGAGAAGATTTCTTGAATAATCGGGGCAGTCTTCGGATCCGGAATAAGTTTTGAATGATTTTCCGAATCAGTTTCTCCAGGAATTTTTTGCAATTTATACCCGAAAGCTGCATGGCCTCCAGGATGGAAGCCTCTGGCGAGGGCCTGCCGTTTCCCCTTTCGAACTTCTTCCGCCAGATTAAGCGAATAAAACTCAGCGATTACTTCAAGAATTCCTTCTACTAAACGGCTATAAATATCGTTTTGAAGCTTTTCTGTTACTGAAAAAAGTTCTACTTTATGCTTCCTAAGAAGTGCTTTGTAAGTGACTGCATCTTCCCGATTACGTGAAAATCGGTCAAGTTTGTGGACCAGGATAACATCAAAACTTTTTTTCTGCCGGGCATCTGATATCATTCGCTGAAATTCTGGCCGGCTGGCCGAAGTTCCAGATTCAGCCTTGTCAGAGTATATTTCAAGTATTTCTAAATTTTCTTTATTAGCATATTCTTGGCAGGCTGCAACCTGGGCTTGGATGGAATTTTCTATATCCTGAAGTGTAGAACTTACGCGGACATAAATTGCTGCTGTTTTCATTATTTCTCCCAGCTTACTCTTCTTGAGAAGATATATCAGGAGGCTTGGGCCTATTCTTTCCATAAAAATAAGCGGCTAAAGTAGTACCTATTAAGGTAATTATACCCATAAGAATTTCTTTAACAACACTAAAATTATCAGCGCCTGTAATATAAAACATTACTCCCGTAAAAATAAAAGTAACTAAAATTATCAACGATAAAAATATCTTATTCTCTTTAGAATTTTGCCTGATATATTCCAGATGTTTAAGATTAACTTCTCTTGTTATATCTCTTTCTTTATCTGCAAGCTGGAATTTTCTCTGATCTTCTTTGTCCCCATGTTCTAAAATAGTTTCTAATTTATCTATTACTTTCATATTTACAATATGTTGAGCGGGTATAGATTGGGTGGATTGTATTCCAATTTCTAAAGGAGTTCCAGGGGGAATAGAAGTTTGCTGCAGTTTTTCTTGTAATTCGCGTGGAAATGAATTAAAAATTTCAGGAGGAATACAAATAGCTGCAGGTATATTTGCCGAAATTGCTGGTTTATTTTCATTTTGTCCTGGAGAATGTTTTCTATCCTGTTTGTTCTTGCTCATATGCCTTTAATGCCGCAGTTAATATTTTTGAAGACTTATCATAAATATATGTTTTTTTCTGTTCAAGATAATGATTAAGATAACCTGTTACGGCATGTCCAGAATAATTAATATATTCGCCTTCGGTGATTTTTGAGGTTTCTTTTAAATACTTAAAAACTTTTATTGTGTCTGAGAGAGTTATTGTTTTAAGGGGTGGAGATTTTTTAATTTTAGAAGGGATATTAAAAACTTTTACCATAATACCAACCCCTTTCTATTTTTTATTCCACTATTATAATATCATGTTAATATTCGACTGACAAGGATTTTTCCTTTATATTTTCTTAACTGGTTTTTAATTGTATTTCCTGTAGGTAAAAAATTTTCTGTGCAGGAATTTCCATCGCTAATAAAGAAATGAATAGCAAATTTGTCGAAAGAGGGGAATTTTATGGCACGTTTTCATTTTGGGAAGAAAAGTGCGAGTTTCAAAATTGGAAATATTAGACTTGGAACAAAAAGTTCTTCTGTAAAGGTAGGAGGGATAACTTTTTCTAGTAGGGGAATGGGAATCAAGCGTTCTTCTTCTGGTGGTATTATATCGGTTTTAAAGCAAATGGATAAGGAAGCTGAAAAAGCAAGATTGAAAGTAGAAGCTATGGGGGCTGAAATGGAGATACGGCAAATAAAAGAAATTCATAAAGATCTGTATGAAGAAAAAAACAAAGAAATGTGGGAAGAAGAAGCAAAACCTCGAAAATATGAAATAAATGGGAGTAATTTCTGGGAAGAAGAGTTACAAACAAAAAAATATTTATCAGGTAAAGAAGAAGAACAAATGATTCAAACTTTATTAAAAGAAACAGAACAAAAATATCAACTTATTCCTGTTGGAATAGGATTACTGATTTGTGTTTTATTGGCTGTTTTTATGGGGAATATATTTGGGCCTTATATCATAATATTAGCTGGAATTTTTTCTCTTCTCGGTGTTGCAACAGGAAATATGATGAATAGAAACGCTTCAGAGGAAAGAATAAAAAAAATATTACAAAAAAAAGCAGAAGAATTTGATATAAAAGAAAAAGAAAGATTAGAATTAACTAAGAAAACTTTAGAGGAAAAAGATATGGAAAGAGTTGAAACTATTCAATCTCTTTTAAAAGGAAACATAGAAACTATTAAAAAAGTTTTGGATGGGAAATTTAACAGCATTGCTTTCCCCAGAGAAACATTAATTGACTATGCTATAATATCTCCAGAAATTATTTTGCTTGATGTTGATTTGCCAGAAATAGAAGATATGCCTACAGAAACCTACTATCAAACACCAACGGGGAAAACAAATAAAAAAGAATTAAACAAAAAAGAAATCCAAGAAATATATGCTGCCTGCGTCCACAGTATTGCCGTTGGTTTAGCTTCTTCTGTATACACCAATATACCTACCTGTAAAAAAGTAATTATTTCTGGATATACACAGCGAATTAATAAAAAAACAGGTAATAAGGAGGATGAATATCTTTATAGTATTACTTTTGAAAGAGAAATCTTTGAAAAACTTAATCTTATAAATATAGATCCTGTTTTAGCTATTGAAAATTTCTCTCACAAAAGAGATATGACAAAAACTTTCATTCTTAAAACTATAGAACCATATAGTATAGAAGATATTTCAGGATAAAAAACAAAGCTAACCTACAAAATATCAATGTTTAATTTTAACATAAATTAATCTCTTAAGGCATCATCCATTTAACTGCTTTGCCACAAATTACATATTTCTCTCCCATATCCAAAGTTTCTCCGGAGGCATTTTGAAGTATCAGAGTTCCATCATCCAGATATTTTGCTTTTTTAAGGACTCCGTTCACTTCGTCGGGCGTGTCATATCCATACACGAGTATTATGTCCCCAGAGTCCGGCACTGGTTTTTTACGGATGAGAACTATCATCCCCTCAATAATGCCTTCTAGCCTCATGCTGTTTCCTTTAATTTTTACGCAAAAATCGCCTTTACTTTTCCAAGTGGGCGGGACTTCTATCAACTCTGTGGATTCACTTAATATGGTTGCCATGGAGCCACAACGAATGTCATTCACCAGGGGCATCAAAGTAGGTTTCTCCGGGAATACCATCTTCATTGCACCGGGTGGAGAAGCCAGAATTCTTTGTCTTTCTTCCTGAGAAAGTAACGGGTTCAGGTTTTGCTTCACTCCCTGGAGCTCCCTGGTGAGAGTATCGATTGCCCGAATGATTGTCGGGTTGAATGTGGTTTCCCCTCCGGAGGAGAAGAACATCTCCCCCTGGCCGGTCAGAAGCCAGTTGAGATTGATGTTATATCTTTCACAGAAAGTTGATAGCACTTCCAGGGGAGGCTCATTTCTTCCTCTTTCCCAATTAGAATATGTTGTTTGAGGAACATTTAATTCTGCAGATATTTTATCTTGCGAAAAACCTAGTTCTTTTCTAAGTTTTTTTAATCTTGTAAGAAAATTCACAATTTTACCTCAAAATGAATTGACTTTTACTTCAAAATGAATTAAAATAATATCATCTTAATAAAATTATTAAATCTAATAAATTATAACATAAAAAACACAATTTGTGGGATGCTCTTGTATAAAAAATTAAGAAAGGTGTGAGGAAAATGACGCTCAAACGGGCAAAAAATTACTTTCATCTGGGGCAACAAGAGCTTGAAAATTTCAAAGGGGGTGAAGCACAGTTTATAGCTGAATTGATTATTGAAGCTCAAAGTCGAATAATGAATCTGTTAGATTCTGGTTTTGAAATAACAACAAAAAAACAACCCAAACAATTAGAATTTTTAAGGTGGTGGAACGATGGAAAAACCAAAATTTTATATGATTACTGTACAAATAGATTCAAAACTAAAAGAAAAATTAGATAAAAGACTTGATGGTGGATTATTGAACAGGTCTGAGTATATCAGACGAATTTTAGAAGAACATTTTAAAAACAAAGATAAAAAAACAACTTTGTGTAAAGTTTAAAGAAAGGAGTGTCCACAATGGTTAAGACCAAAGAAAAAACCGGTTGTATTGGCAACCGGCGAAGTTTTGAAAACTCAGTCAACAAAGCTGAGCCATCAAATTATACCTCAAAGAAACAAAAAAAGAAAACGGGTTCAATACAAGGGCCTTTTCTGAAACCGGTAGTGGAATTTATCGAAAAAGAAGTAAGTGAAAACTGGGAGGTTTATGCTTGATGGAAGACCTCGGCATATTTCTTTTTTACTTCACAGGAATGGGCATTATTTGCTCTGCCGTAGCTTTACTGTCAGCAATAATTGCCGGCTCCAGAGCAGAGAAAAGATTGAAAGGAGAGTGAGCAGATGTCCTGGCAATGTGGATGCGGTGCAGTGCACTCTGATAATGAGATTGAATGTCCTTTTCAGTTTGAGGACCTGGATATTAAGTGGGTTTACGAAGAGAACGAAGATGAAGATTATGATGATATTTTTGAATACCCTCAGATAACGGATGAAAAAGATGAAGAACTAACTCGGAGAGAGTTATCAAGACCTTATTTACAGTGAGAAAGGAGAAAGATTTGAGTATGATTTGTGAAACGCCTTCGGCAATAATCGGAGAATTGAAAGTTAAAGATTTATGCCATATTTGTGAAAAGCCCTCTCCCGGCCTCTATAAATATTGTGAAGAATGCCGGGAAAAAGCTGATAAAGTTGCGAAAAAAGAAAACCCTGACCTTTTAAAACCAGGATACGAATGTGTATTGGCGCATAAGGCTAATGAATATCTTTACAGAGAAGAATTGCTTAAAATTGCGGGGGAGGCTTTACCTAAATTTGATAATCCTGGCCATAAATTACGAACAATTTTAAATCAAATTGGGTCTCCCTGCGAATTAAATAGACCTGAATGGTATGAAAAAATTATTGACCTTGAGGGAGAAGAACTATTGCAGGTCGCAAGTGATATATTAAAAGCCTTCACTTATGACGAATATAATCAGGCCATATCCTATTTTAAGAATAAAATCCATTATCAAAAGACCGGAGAAACACTTCCGGAGGAAGAAACGCCCGCGGCAGAAGAACCCCAGAAGGAAGCTCCTCCTCCAGAAAAGGAAAGAGACCCCATAAAATACGCAGAAAAATGGAATTTTGACAAGCCCTCCGGCTGGACCTGGTTTATTACCGAAAGGGATAATAAATATTGTCCTCAGTGCGAAACAAACACTCTCTTCTGGAGTAACACTAAAAACAAGCGGTTAAAGTGCTCTAATTGCGGGATTATTTTTAAAGATGCAATTTTAGAGAAATGCAAAAAAGAAGAAGAACCGGATTGGGAGTCATTGACTCCCCTGCAGAAACTTCGTTACACCGAAAAAAAAATAGCAGAGGAAGAAAAAAACGAAGGCATACAAATTAACGAAGAGGCTGCCATGCTTCCTCCTCCCGAAGGCCCTTCTCCCAAAAAACAGCAAAACAAAGAATTTAAAGAAATAAATATCTCGGAAATTATCAAATTCGTCCAGGTAAGAACCCTGAAAGAAGGTGGAGTGGAAAAACTCCGGAGGAAAATTGAGCAGATCGGCTATTCCAATTCCCCAATTCTGGTTAGACAATATAAAAACGGCTACAAGCTTCTGGACGGCAATCACCGCGTAGAAGCAATGAAAAGATTAGGAAAAGAAACAATACCGGCCAAAATTCTGAAAGAAGACCTTTCCGATAGCCAGGAAAAGCAGATTGCAAGAAGAGAAAATGAGGCCACGGAAACTCTGGTTCCCACAACCTTTGTCGATGACGCTGAATTCATATGGCATGAGATTTTTTCCGTGCCAAAGACACAGCAGGAAGTTGCAGAAATAATGGGATGGAGCAGGGATAAGATAGCAAAATATGTTGCTCTGAAGGGGATAACTGATAAAGCATGGGAAATGATTGTGACGACAATTCAGAAAAACGTCACACCATTAGAAAATTCCTCCGTCACAATGAATGTGACGGCCGTCACAATTACTGAAAACCTCCTCCGTGAAATTCTCCCTCTCTCCCCAGATCAACAAATAGAACTGGTTCAACTCCTCATAGAAAATAAAATCAATAAGAAACAGTTTAAAACCAGGGCACAGCGCTATAAGACTATCAATGACCTTCATAACATAGCTGCCTGTGAGCTGGTAGACCTGGGAGAGCACTATTTATCTATAGCCTTTTCGGAAATCGAAAGGGGTCTGGTGCAAACTGAATCTCAACTGGAAAATTTAATCAAGGCTCTCCGGGAAGAGTGGCAGCAGAAGAATTCTATCCAACTCCTCCAGGATGACTTCTACAAAAAGATTACTGAAATACCTGACAATTCAGTGGACTTAATCCTGACCGACCCGCCCTACAATTGCAGTAGTGATACAATTCTGGCTTTCGAAGACCGGGAAGACATCTCCCTGAATTTTTTTGGGGAAGAAGACCAGCTTTCACGGGATGAATACCTGGAACGGATTTTCATCTGGGCGAAAGAATTCACTCGTATCCTGAAAGACACTGGCATCTGCATAATCTTTTGTCAACATAAATTCCTTGAGAGTATCGGACTGAGTTTTGAGGCTCAGGGCCTGCAGGAGCGAAATGTCTTTGTCTGGTGCAAAACGAACCCGGCTCCGAAGGTCCGTAAAAACTCTCTGGGGTGTGCAACAGAATTTGCCCTCATTTTTTCAAAAGCCGAAGGCTACACTTTCAACTGGCTCTCCCAGAAGGAGATGTTTAATTACTTCGTGTGCCCTATATGCAATGGCGGAAGCACCGAACGGCTGAAGGATGAGAACGGGAAAACCCTGCATCCTACACAAAAGCCGGAGAAACTTATCAACCATTTAATGACTATCTTTTCGAACCGGGGAGATTTAGTTTTCGACGGATTCTTTGGAACGGGAACAACTGCAGCGGTGGCAAAAGTCCTGGGGCGGAAATTTGTCGGATTTGAAAAGGAAGAGAAATATTGCCTGGCAGCTCAGAAGAGACTGGCAGATTGACTGATAGAAAGGAATGATACATATGGCAAAGTTTAGCTCGTTAAATCAAAATGATATTAATCTGGTTAAAAAAATAGAACCCGGACTTTCCGAAGATCACATAAAAGAGTATTTCATTAAAGGGCCTGGAGATGGCATTTTCATTAAGAAGGCCGGACTTTACTATAAGCTGAATAAAAAATACGGGATTGAGACTCCCAGGCAAATTAAAACTCTTACCCCTTCGATAGAAGAATATGAACTCTATAGAAAAATGCAAGGAATAAAGGATGGAGCACCTTTTGCTTGCTTCAAGGCAACTTTAAAAATCAAAGAAGATTACTTTGAAGATATGGGAACGGCCCATCTGGGAAACTGTTACAATAAAGAGTATTTAATAGAGATGGCCACTACCAGGTCAACACTTCGTTGTATTCGACAGGCAACAGATTGTAATTTCTGTTCTGCAGAAGAAATATGGGATAACCCGGAAATCACGGAAAATAATAATTTCCAGGGCAAACTTAATTGTAACACCACCATGCCTGCAAATAATAATGGGAATGGCCATTCTACCCCACTACCAGCATCCACAAAACAGAAAACCTTCATTTATAACCTGATGAATAGTCTGGAAATCGACAAAGAAAAGATGTTTCAAATTTTCCTCGACTGCACTAAAAGAAAGATAAAGTCCACTGCCGACCTTACTCTACAAGAGGCCAGCAAGGTAATTGAATATCTTAAAGAGCAGCCTGCTGCTCAGAAAACCTCTCCTCCAGATGAAATTCCTTTTGCAAATGAACCACCTTCTATGGAGGGCGGGCCTTTTGTAAAACTCATCCCGGCAGGGACTTTAATTCCACAACCTCTTTCAGAGAAGCTTCAGGAACGCCAGCAACAGGCGAAACAATCAAAACCCAAACAAAATCAATAAGGAGGCTTAAAGCATAATGTATAACAAAATTACTTTAGTCGGCCGGTTGACGGCAGACCCGGAACTGAGATATACCAGCACTGGAAATGCAGTATGTAGATACGGCCTAGCCGTTAGTCGCAGTTACAAAAACAGCCAGGGGCAGAAAGAAACTGACTTTTTTAATATTGTCACCTGGAGGAAACTGGGCGAGATATCAGCCAGATACCTGAAGAAGGGTAAACTGGTATTGATTGAAGGCGAGATGCAGAGTCATAAATACACTCCTGCAGACGGACCAACAAAAACTATCTGGGAAGTTCACGCAAAAGACATGAAGATGCTTTCTCCGAAAGGAGAGACTGAAGTTACTGGATATGGGGCTGCTGCAGCTCCTGCCGGGATAAAAGACTCTTACCAGGGTCAGGATGCCGAAGGCGATGAATATAACGGTCCGGATATAGAAGATATAGACTTCAACGATTGTCCATTTTAATTTAAGGAGGCATGAAGCGAATGCAGTTAACAATATCCTGCAAAATAGATGACTATCACTGCAAAGATAAAGACGGCGGAAGCCTGATATTAAAGTTAAGCGGAAACAAAGATAACCTGGATGGGTATCAGTGGGAAACTCTTGCTGACCTTGTGGGCAAGAGATTAGAAGTTACTTTTAGACGAAAAGTCCCTGATTACAACTTTATCACAGAAAACACTGAGAAGAAAAAGAAAAAGGCCGGAGACGATGAAGACCAACTCACCTTTCTCTCCGTCCAGTGCCCTGACTGTGGCGGCTATGACTGCCAGGTGGCCGATACCCTCGCTATTTGCAATACCTGCCGAAAGGAATTTGCTCTTCCTCCGGAGGTCCGGAAAATCAGAGAAGAACAGGTCTTCGACCTGATTGAAATAGGCAAAGAAATTTATACTGCCAAAACTGCCGAAGGCGCCGAAGGCGTTGAGTGGGAAGAATTCCTGACCTGGGTTGAAGGGCTTATAAATAAAACTCTTGTCACTTCTTTTCCTGAAGATATCGAAGATGAAAGAGTCGCCGAAGGCGTGAAGGACGTTCTCTCTACCCTCACACAGGCCGATTTTGAGACAATAATAAACCATTACAATCTTCTGGTTCAGGCAGAACAGACAGAGGAGCCGAAGGGCCAGGCGGAAGAACAATCCAGTGCCGAAGGCGTCGAAGGCGACCAGGTGGAAGCCGTTTCGGTGGAATTCTGATTTTAATTTGCCCTGAAGAGGTTCCCCCGGTTCGATTCTGGACGGGGTAATATGTTTTTTCGAAAGGATAAGCTTAGGGAGGGATCTGATTGGCAAAATACCAGTGGTTCAAGATGTATACGGAAGCATCTAAAGACAAAAAACTTGAATACCTCAATAACGATGAATTTCGAGTGTGGTTTAACCTGTTATGTCTGGCAGCAGAACAAGAAAATAGAGGGGTAATAGACGGAAGTGATATTTTTCTATTATCCCTTGAAACTTCAAACGGAAATGAAGATTTGTTATTGCAAACATTAGAAAAATTGGAAAAATTAAAAATTATCGTTAGAGATGAAGGAGAAATTACCTTCATTAATTTTATGAAACGGCAATATGATAATCCTTCCGACACACCGGAAGAAGTTCGAGAACGAGTAAAACGCCATAGAAAAAAGAAAAATAATGATAGCGAAACGGATGTAACGCCATGTAACGCCAATGTAACGACAATGAAACGGCAAGAAACGGATGTAACGCCTAGAGAAGAGAAGAGGAGAGAAGAGGAGATAAGAAGAGAAGAGATAAGAGGAGAAGTAGAAGAGAATCCAAAAACAGAAAAAATCGACAATCAACTCCTCCAACTCCTCCCGGAATGTCCTCATAAAGAAATAATAGAAATTCACAACGAAGAGGTAACGGATCTTCCGAAAGTAACCCTGACTCCTGGCAGAGAGGATGCTTTGAATTTAATATGGCGCGAAAATCCCGAAAGCCGGTTTCTTGATTGGTGGCGAAAATTTTTCAGAAAGGTTCAGGCTTCGGACTTCCTTTGCGGTAGGGTTCCTGGAAAGGACGGCAATTTCTTTACTGTAGATTTTGATTGGATATTGAAACTCGATAATTTCGTCAGGATTTCAGAGGATAAATATAAAAACCGGAATTCGAAAAAGAAGGAGGTGTTGACAGGTGCAGCAGGAGCAGCAGCAACAGGATTCAAAGAAAGAATTTTGCCAGATGATTAAGAAAAAGCAGTTCGATTTCTCCCTGACTGAGATAAAAGAACAGGGCTTAGATTTTACCGTGCCGCCTCCGGAAGCTGTTACCTGTGTATTTTGCAGGCAGAGCATAGAGCCCAAGGGGATGATGCACCCTTTTGAAAACAGAATATGGCTCTGGCTTGAGCCTGAATGTGTGTGTACCGGGGCAGTTCAAGAGAAGAAGAGAAAAGAAGAGGAGGAGAAAGAGAAGGAACTGCAGCGACAGAAGAAAGAAAAAATCGAAAAACTATTTCAGGATAGCAGGTTGAGCCTGAGGTTTAGGAACAGGACTTTTGATAATTTCGAAGTTACAGACTCTAATAGAAAAGCTTACGAAATTTCAAAAAAATATGCCGAAGGCTTTGAAAAATACAGAGAAAGGGGGATGGGTCTTATTTTTACCGGTCCATATGGAACCGGTAAAACCCATCTTGCCTGCGCCATAGCTATTAAACTTATGAATTCCGGCATTCCCGTTATTGTAGGAACCCTCATTTCTCTGCTGGAGAAGATTAAGCAGTCCTGGAGAGATAGAAGTGTTGATGAGTGGGAAGTAATAGACATTTACAGCAAGGTAGATTTACTGGTAATTGATGACCTGGGTAAAGAGCGCCCTTCTGAGTGGGCACTGGAGAAGCTGTATTCAATCATTAATGACAGGTATGAAAATATGATGCCTGTTATCATAACTTCTAATTTCTCCGGAGATAGTTTTATAAACAGGTTAACCGTAAAGGATAACGATTCTACCGGGAGGGCAATTCAGAGCAGATTAAATGAAATCTGTTCGGGTATTTACCTTGACGGGGAAGATTGGAGGATGAAGTGATGCCTACTGCAAAGCTTATACAGCAAAAGATTATACAGAACAGGCATATGCCAAGACTGAATAAATGCCCGGATTGTAAATCTTCTTTTTTGCCTACACGAGTGGATTATATGTGCAGGCGCTGTTTCAATAAAATGATTGAGGATACGGGACGTCTTTATTTCCTGGATTTTCTTGAAAAAACTATAGCTATAGAATTTTTAGGGTTATGGTGATGAGAGGAAAAGCGAAAATAAACAATCTTCCAAGTTTATACGAAATACTGGGGCCGGCTCCACCATACATAAAAGCTCCAAAGGAGAGGGGAAAAGTGCCGAAGGCGTCGGATGCCAATAGCTTTTTCACTATCCTGGTGGACACCCGGGAGCAGGAGCCTTTTCTTTTCAAATCTTATCCCTGTTGGGCAAAAAGGCAATGCCTTAAAACAGGAGATTATAGTATAGCCGGTTTTGAAGAACTGGTTTCAGTGGAGAGGAAGAGTAAGAAAGACCTGTATACTTCCTTATAAAGATATAAAACAGTTAAAAAAGTTCCATGAAAGTTTAAAGCTTTTTTGTGATGCGATTAGAGAACATGCTCCAGCTATAATAAAGTTAATAAAAGAATTTGAAAACACAGGAGTGATATAGATGCAATATTGTCCCTGGTGCAAAAGAATTAGAAATTTTATGAATGATGAATGGAAACCATCAGCAGAAATACCTGGCTCAGCTAAACGTGAGCCATGTTTGGATTGTGTTGAGAAAAAATTTAAGAAAATAATTCAAAGAGAAAAGGGAGTTCGGATAAAATATGAATGTTGAAAAAGAATTGCAGCAATACAGGTTTAATATTTCGAGAGTAAAATTTCTTGAAAAAGAACTTTTTAAATTAAGTTCTCCAAATTTTATAGCAGATTCTGTGAATTATTATAACTCTCCAATTTTCAATAATCCTCAGATTACAGAAACAAACAAATTTTATAGTATCACTGAAAGTGCCGGTATTAAATCGGCTAAATTAAGTCCGAAAATAGAAAAAATAAAAGATAAGATAAATAAAGAAATACGGGAATTAAAAGATAAAATACAGACAATAAATATTTTGCTTGAAGCTCTTGATAATCAAGAAAGTTTTATTATTAAAGCTTTTTATATAGAGGGCTTAAGCTGGTTTTTAATTATTTTAGAATATCAAAAAGAATTCGGAAATAATATTTCTTCGGATACTTTAAAGAGAAAGCGGAAATATGGCCTGGAAAAGATGCGAAAAATTTTGCATTGATTTTGCCCCGATTTTGCACTGTTCAAANNTCATAAGATTTCCGATTTTGCACTGTTCAAACTCCGAAATCTTATGATAAAATTAAAATGTAAAGATATAAGGGGATTATTAAAGTTTAATTTATAAAGGAAGATGAAGCCGAAAGGCTTTTTTTGTTTGGAGAAAATAATGCAAATTCCCAAAAGCATTAAAGTTAATGGGTATATTATTAAGGTTGAAATAGTAAAAAACTTATATAGGGATAAAGGACAAAGGGGACAGTACGATTCTAACATTCAAGTAATACAGCTTGATTTTAATAATACTCACCAACAAAATGAAGAAGTATTAATACATGAACTTTTAGAATGTATTTTTTCTTTATATGATTATGGTTTAGAGCATAGCTTCATAACTGCATTAGGAATTTGCTTGCATCAAATTATAAAAGATAACTCAGGAATATTTTGTGATGAAAAAAACAGAAAAAAAACAGAAAAAAGATAAAAAAAAATCAAAAAAGAAGAAAAATTAACCCCAAAACAAGAAAAATTTTGCAAAATCTTCTTTTTAACCGGAAATAAAACCCAATCTTATAAAGATGCTGGATACAAGGCCGTATCTGATGATATGGCTTATTTAGAAGCGAGAAAGCTACTCGGAAAACCTGCGGTTATTTCAGAATTGGAAAGGCTTAAAAAATTATCAGGCTTAACTGATGAACAGGTAATAGAAGAGGCAACAATTCTTGCAAAATCTGATATAACCGATTTTTTAGAAGTTAAATTAGCAGATGAAAAAAATCCTGAGAAAAGCGGTGTATATCTGAGACTTAAACCTTCAAAAGATTGGTGTAAAAATAAACGTCGGGCCATTCAAAGCATAAAGCAAACTAAATGGGGATTTGAAATTAAGCTGCACGGGAAAGATGTGCAGCTAACAAATCTTTTCAAACACTTCAAACTATTTTCCGAAGGGGCAGAAGAAGTGCTTGTATCAAATTTAACTGATATTCTCCAGGGAAGAACTATGAAAGATATATGGAAAGACCATGAAGACAAAGAATAAAAAAAAATAAAAGGGTTTGAGTGGAAATCCTTTTCAAATAAACAAGAAAAAATATTAACCTGGTGGATGCCGGATAGTCCAGTTAGAGACAGAGATTGCATAATTGTCGATGGTTCTGTAAGGGCAGGCAAGACTTTGCCGATGGGTTTTGCGTTTGTGGACTGGGCCATGTCGAACTTCGACGAGTTAAATTTTACAATGTCCGGCAAAACAATTGAGTCTTTCCGGCGAAATGTTCTTAAAGATTTAAAAAAAACAGTAGCTCAGGAAGGATATAAAATCAGGGAGGTAAGAAATGAAAATTTACTGTTAGTGTCCGGAAATGGAAAAACTAACAGCTTCTATATATTCGGCGGAAAAGATGAAGGGTCGCAGGATTTAATCCAGGGTATTACCTCTGCCGGGGCGCTATTTGACGAAGTTACTCTTATGCCGGAGAGCTTCGTAAATCAAGGTGTGGCAAGATGTAGCATCGATGGTTCAAAACTCTGGTTTAATATGAATCCGGGGTCACCTTTTCACTGGTTTAAAACTGGCTGGATTGATAATATAGCCGAAAAAAATGCATTTCATTTACATTTTACGATGGATGATAATTTATCTCTGTCGGAAAAGGTAAAAGAAAGATATAAGCGGCTCTTTTCCGGAGTTTTTTATCAGCGATATATAAACGGTTTATGGGTAATTGCCGAAGGCGTCATTTATGATATGTTTGACGTTGGAATTCATTGTGTGGATAAAATTCCAGATAAATTTGATTATTATCTCCTGGGAGTTGATTATGCCACAGGAAATCCTACGGCTTTTATTCTTATCGGAGTTCTGGGAAATTTATTATATATCATCGATGAATATTATTGGGACTCAAAAGAGAAAGGCCGGCAAAAGACAGATGCAGAATATAGCCGTGACCTTAGAGAATTTATAAAAGGTAGATTTCCCCGAATTATTTGCATTGACCCCAGCGCTGCCAGCTTTAAACTTCAACTTATAAAAGATGGAGTGTTTAATATAAAAGAAGCTGATAATGCTGTTGTGGATGGTATTCGAACAGTTGCTTCTTTTTTAAGTGAGAGGCGACTGTTTGTTTATAGAAAAAAATGTCCCAATCTTCTTAAAGAATTTGGGGTTTATAGCTGGGACCCAAAAGCTCAAGAACGCGGAGAAGATAAACCAATAAAAGCACATGACCATGCTTTGGATGGGTTGAGATATGTATTGCATACTTTATTTAAATCAGCTTTTGTAATACCAAGAACGGTAAAAGGATTATAGAAATGCCATTTTTAACTTCATTAAATTTCTTAAAAGAAGGACAGCCCTGGCCCCCTAAATCTGAAGTGTCCAGGCTGCAATTATATAAAGATAACAGAGATATTTTTGAAAACGAACACGCTAAAGTTTATGAGGAACAATTTAAAAGAATTGAACGGGTAATTGGAAACTTTCAGCAGGTAGTTTCTTATCCTGTTATTATAAATTTTCAAAAAAAAATCTCTTTAAAAGTGGCTGATTTGTTATTGGGGGAAGCCCCTAAAATTTCGGCTGGGGATGAAGAAAGTAGTGAACAAAAAGCAGTTGAACAGATATTAGAAAATTCTGATTTAATAAATACGGTTTATGAATGTTTGATTGATGTTTCTCGTTTTGGAAATGGAATTTTAAATGTAAATAAAGATGGAGAACAAGGGAATATAGATGTTTCGCAGCCTTGTCAGTGGTTCCCAGTAGTTTCTGAAAATAATATTAAACGTATTCTTTATCATGTAACTGCCTGGAGAGTAGAAGATGAACAGAATAAAGAGAAAAAGTATCTAAAAGTTCAAATTCACGAGAAAGGATTTTATACAGAAAAGCTTTTTATAATAGATACTGGCGGGAATAGCGGAATTATCGGGGAGACTATCGGAAAGCAACTTGAAGAACAGGTTTTTCTTACGGGCCTTTCTGATTTTGCTATAATTTCTGTTTCGAATGTTGTTACATCTGACAGAATTTATGGCATGGACGATTACACAGAGATAGATAGCATTGTTTCCGAATTATTAGTGCGGGTTTCTCAGATTACACGGGTTCTTGATAAGCATGCAGCTCCTTCCGTTCAAGGCCCTCCTACTTGCCTTGAACAGGAGCCAGCAACAGGGGAGTGGAAACTGAAAATGTCTAATTTTTTCCCAAGAATGGGAACGGATGACCCGCCAGTTGAATATATTACATGGGATGCACAGATGGATGCCAGTTTTAAAAAGATAGAATTACTTATTAATTTTCTTTATACGATTTCCGAAATGGGCGCGGCAATTTTTGGAGATTTAACTCAAAAAGCTGGGCAAATACCTTCGGGCAGTGCTCTACGAAGATTAATGGTTTCGGCTTTAGCCAAGGTAAATCGAATAAGAATGCGCCTTGACCCGGCACTTAAGAGAGCCATAAAGCTTTGTAGTGAATTAGGCGGTAAAAATATTATGAAGTTAGAGACTGTCAGTATCACCTGGCAGGATGGGCTCCCTGGTGACCCTAAAGAAGAATCGGAAATTATTCAGAGCCGGACCGGAAACAAAGCTACAATGAGCAAGAAGAGAGCATTGCAACAATATGACGGGATGACAGAGGCTGAAGCAGAAGCAGAACTGGAGCTTATTGGCGATGATGACACACAGCAAAATCCTGTCTTTACTCCTTTTGCTGAAAATAATCCGGAGATACCTGAAGAAGAGTCTGAGGAATAAGCTATGCCTCAGCCGGTTAATCCTTATGTTTTAGAACTTATTAAAATCTATTCTAATGCTCAAAGAAGTTTGATAGATATTATCTTGAAATCAGAGGCAAAAGGAAACTCAACAGATTATTATAAGAACTTATTATCTCAGGTAAATCAAGAATTAAAATACCTGGATAAAAAGGCGTCAAAGTGGGCTGATAAAGCTGTTTTAAAAACTTATAAAACAGTAGTAGATGAAACGAATAGAGATTTATTAAAACTTGGAATATCAATTCCGTCAAGCCAACTCACTTTTTCTAAAGTTCATAAAAAAGCGGTAAACTTAATAGCTCAAAACTGCACTGATGATTTATTTCAAGCTTCCAGTTTTGTAGGGCGGAAGATAAAGGATATCTTCCGGCAGGCAGCTTTAGAAGCATCTGCACAGAGTCTTACCAGTGGTTTAACCACCAAGCAGATGAAAGAGCTTATTAAGAAAAAACTTTTAAGTGAAGGCTTAACGGCTTTTGTAGATAGTCGGGGGCGAAATATTTCTTTAGATGCTTATTCTTCTATGATTGCCCGAACTACAATTACAGAAGTAACCAATACAGCAACCAGTAATCAGCTTCAGGATTTAGGTTATGATTTGGTAAAGATGACAGAGCACAGCCCTACTTGCAAGCTGTGTGCCCCTCTCCAGGGGAGAGTTTACAGTATTTCCGGCAAAGACAAAAGATTTCCTGCTCTCAGTGTAGCTTTTTCCGGAGATTATGCGAATATTCATCCGAACTGTGCTCACCGGCTCACTCCGTATATAGAGAAATACAACAATGTTGAGGAGGATATAAAGAAATCAAATCGGCCTTTCGATATTGACCCTCGAACTCAGGTAGAAATCGATAAATATAATGCAATCCAGAAAAAGAACCGGGAAAAGTGGAGAGACCGGAAAGAATGGGAGAAGATGAAAATTCTTCTCCCTGATGGATCTCCAAAAACTTTTTCGGGTTTTCGTAGAATGAAAAATTCAAATTCCGATAATTGGAAAGAATTAAAATCAAATTATAGAGAAAAATTAAATTCTATAAATTATGGCCAGGAGCCAAAAGGAGCGTGACTTGATGTCAAAAAATTTTAAATTAAATTTGCAATTGTTTGCAGATTCTGCAACGCCTGAAGAAGTTCAAACTTCTCAAAATACTAAAGAATCTGGAGATGCCACAAAAGTTTATGGTGAGGATTATGTTAAAAAAATCAGGTCTGAGTCTGCAAATTATCGCACGAAACTTAGAGAGCTTGAAAAGATTATGGAACAAAAGCAGATAGAATTTCAGAATAATCTTTTTAAAGCTTTTGGCCTGGAGCCAGACCCCAATAAGAATTATGAGAGTCAGATAGAAAATTACAAGAAAAAGGCTCAGGAAGCCGAAGTTAAAGCAAATCAAAAACTTATAAAAGTGGCAATAGCGGCAAGGGCTATTGTGGAAAAGGCAAAAGACCCGGCAGATTTATTGAAGTTTCTTGATATTTCTAAACTGGAGGTTGAGGAAGCAGGAACTATAAAGGGATTGGATGCTCAAATAAAAGAGCTAAAAGGAAAAAAAGCTTATTTATTTGAAATAGCACTTCCTTCTCCCCCTGGAGGAGTAAATCCTGCCGGAAATATAACCAAATCTGAAGAGGAGCAATTAAAAGAAGAATATGATAATGCTATTAAGACACAAAATTTTGCTCTTCAAATTGCTCTTAAAAACAAAATTTTTGAATTACAAAAAAGGAGTGGATAAAAATGTCAAACGTGTCAGGTGGAGGAACAATATGGAATTTGCCTAATTACGTGGGCGAACTTTTTACAAGCGATATGACTATAACACCTTTGCTGTCTATGATTGGAGGGCTCACAGGTGGAAAAAAGACTGATAATTTTGAATTCCCAACAGATAGTCAGTATAATCACGAAACTGCTGCGCAACCGGAAATAACGGAAACAGCATCTCTGACTGCCCCTACGGCTATTTCTTATGTGCGGGGACAAAATAAAAATGTAGCGCAGATTTTTCACGAAACAGTATCAATATCTTATGTAAAGCAATCAAATCAGGGAAGGCTTTCAGGAATAAATACTGCAGGAAGTAAAAACGCTGTAATTTCCGAGAAAGATTTTCAAATTGCCAGGGCGCTGGAGAAAATTGCAAGAGATATAGAATACACTTTTTTAAATGGAACATATCAAATATCTACAGATGCTGGTGTGGCAAATATGACCAGAGGATTAATAGTGCTTTGCACGGTTAACACCATCGTTGCTAGAGGCGCGACTTTATCAAAAGCTCTTATAGATGCACTCCTTCTGGAAATGTTTGAAAATGGGGCAAAATTTATTAAGCCTGTAATTTTCTGTGGCGGATTTCAAAAACAAAAAATTTCCAATATTTACGGTTACGCACCTGAAGACCGTAATATTGGCGGGGTTAATATCAAACAAATTGAAACTGATTTCGGTAATATAGGAGTGGCTGATCCGCACAGATTTATGCCTGCTGCAACTTTTCTTATCGCAGATGTAGCTGTGGCAGCTCCGGTTTTTCAAGAAGTTCCTGATAAAGGGCTTTTATTTTACGAGGCCTTAGCAAAAACAGGAGCAGCAGAAGAAGGCCAAATTTTTGGTCAGATAGGACTTGACCATGGCCCGGCATTTATGCATGGAACTATAACAGGGCTGGCAACCACTTAATTTCAAATAAATTCTAAGGAACAAAAGACGGAGAGCCTGTTTAAGCCTCTCCCTCTACTTAGAAAGAAAGGATAATAAAATGAATATTAATTTATCAAAAGTAAGAAATCCGGATTTAAAAGAAACCCTGGAAGATGCTTTTAACGCTCTCAATAATATTAAGGGTGATATTTATTATGTAGACAGCAATACCGGTGCAGACACTTCCGGAGGTAAATCCTGGGACAATGCTCTGGCAACTATTGACGCTGCAATTGGCAAATGTACTGCAAATAAAGGAGATGTAATTTTAGTCGCACCAGGGCATGCTGAAAACCTGATTGCTGCTGCTGCCATAGATGCTGATGTAGCCGGGATAACTATTATTGGCCTGGGGGCTGGAAGCAATAGACCGACTCTAACATTTAAAACCAGTACTGCTGCTGATATTGATATTGACGCTGCAAATATCACTTTTCAGAATTTGTATTTTGACCTTACTGGTATAGACGGTATTGTGGCAGCAATAGATGTAAACGCTGCTGATTTCACAATAAAAGACTGTGAATTTTTAATGGCCGATAGTGGAGGGCAAGCAGTAAATGCTATTACTACTGCTGCAGCAGCTCATAGAATGAAAGTTGAAAATTGTATTTTCAAAAGTCCTGATGCCGGAGCCGAAGAAGCTATAAAATTGTTAGGAGCTGCGGATGGAATAATTATTAAAAATTGTAGAATTTATGGTGATTTTTCTGTAGCTCCCATCCATAATCCGACAGGTAATATAGCAACTAATATACTTATTCTGGGAAACTATCTTCAGAATGACCAGAGTGGAGATTTAGCTCTGGAACTTGTCAGTGCTGTAACAGGAGCAATAATAAATAATTTGCTGGTAACTGATGCTATAGCAACGGCCCTGGATGCTGGTAGCTGTTATTGTTTCGGTAATTTATATTTTGATAGTTCTGATACAGATGTGTCAGGAACTTCTATCCCAACCAGTGTGACAGCAGGCGGAACAGATCTTGATAATATTCAAAATGCTCTTTATGGTGACGATGGAATAACTACATGGCCGTCACCAGCATATCCTGCAAATGGTGTCAGTATCGCAGAAGCTATACGTTATATTGCTGATGCTCAAAGTGGAACTGTAGGATTAGCATCCTTTCCTGCTGCGGCTGCGGCAGCTAATGATGTTAGCCTGGCGGAGGTAATCCGGTATATCCAGGAGAGTCAAATTGGAACCCTGGTTAATAGTGGAGGGACAGCGACTCTGGGAGGGATAATAGGAGATCCGGCCAACAGTGATTTAGTTACAAGAATTGCAGCTATACAAACAGATATAGGAGATCCATCAGGAAGAACAAATCTTAAAACAATTTTAGCTCTTTTAGGTAATCCCGATACTGTCGGAGCTTCAATTTATGATGCTTTAGCCGGGGCAAATGGATTGCCATCATTTCCGGCAGCAGCAGCTGCTGCTAATGATGTCAGTATTGCTGAAGTAATACGTTATATTCAGGAAAGCCAGATAGGAACTCTCGTAAACAGTGGAGGGACAGCGACTCTTGCCGGAATTATAGGAGACCCTGCCAATAGTGACCTGGTAACAAGGATAGCCGCAATTCAGGCTGATGTTGGAGACCCTTCAAGTAGAACAAATTTGAAGACAATTTTAGCATGTCTTGGTAATCCTGATACTGCTGGAGCGTCGATTTATGATGCTTTAGCTGGTTCGGCTGGTTTGCCTTCCTTCCCTGCTGCGGCGGCACCTGCTAATGATGTTAGCCTGGCGGAGGTAATAAGGGCTATATACGACCGGCAACTGGGAGATGGGACAACTGCTGATACTAATAACCGGCTGGGAAAGAAAGTTACACGTAATGCTGCTGATATTTTTGCAGGAACCCAAATTCCATTATTTACAATTTCCGGAGGAAAAGTTTTAGTTACTGCTGTTTCTATTGAAGTTACTACTGCAGCAATAGATGGTTCTACGAGTAATACTCAGGTCGTAACAAATCCTACTGTAGGCACGGACGCTGCAATGTGTGCAACTCTTGATATTGCGGCAGATGAGGCTGGAACAATTTATTCATTAACAGGTGAGCCGGCAACACCTTTAACCGGTGGTTCTGGAGGAGGAGCTCCTGCCATGATAGCTCCCTGGATTGTAGCAGAAGGAACAATAGATATTCTTTCCAGTGCGGATGTCGGAACAGGAGGAGCTTTAGGCTATTGCGAACTGTGGTATATTCCTCTTGACACTGGTGCCTCTGTCGCTGCAGCTTAAATAAGGAATGAGGATCCGATTCTATTAATCAAAATCGGATCCTCATTATAATAAGGAGATGCAAATGCTTTTTTTAAGTAATAAAAATGAGATTGTCTGGGATAAAGATAACGATAAAGCCCTTTGCAAGTTTCAGAATGGGAAATATGAAGCTAAAAATTCCAGAGAAATTGAATTATTAAAAAAGATGGGTTATAAATCTGACAAGTCTGACAAGAAAGTTACCAGAGAGGAAAAAGAATAATGGCTTTAACAGTCGGAACGAATAGTTATATAACGTTAACTGAGGTTGCCACGTATTTAGCCGAAAATTATATTTCTACGGATTCGGAGTATATAACATGGAATGCTCTTTCAGAAGCAAATAAAGAAGTATATCTTCGTAAAGCATGTAAAAAAATAGACCGGCAAAAATATGTTGGTTTGAAGGCCGTCTCAACTCAAACCCTCGAATTTCCAAGAAGTATTCGTTCTGAATATAGCCGTGATGAATATCCTGATTTAATTATTAAATGGGATGATAGATGGGTAACACAGTCAGCAGTGCCCCAGAAGGTAAAAGATGCCCAGGCTGAAGAAGCTTTTGCTTTAGCCTTAGGGAAATCAAAGAGAATTGTTTTACAAGAACAGGGTGTTAAAGCTTTTGGCCTGGGGAATTTGTCAGAAAGTTATTCCGGCCCTTCAGATATAAAGTTGATTTCTTTGGAAGCAAAGGAGTTACTCAGGCCGTATTTGCTTGGGTGTGTAAATATATCATGATTGATTCTTATTGTAATCAAAGTATAACTTTGAAAACTCCTTCAAGTATGAATAAGTATACAGAACCTACTTATTCGACGTCAACAATTCAATGTCGATTTGAGTATAACAGAAAAATAATAAGAAACCGGGAAGGAAAGGAGGTAGTTAGCGAGGCTGCTATTTATACTGAGAGTGAGATTAAACCTGATGACTTAATTACTTATGGAGGAGTAGATTGGATTGTAATTCATATAGCTAATCAGGAAGATCTGGATGGAAGCATAAAATTTTATGAGGCAAGATTGGGAAGATAATGTCAGATATAGAAGTAATCGGAATTGCCCAATTAAAAGTTGCTTTTGAAAATCTTAAGGGCAAAATTCGTGGAGCAACTATAAACTCTATACAGGAAAGTGTTCTTGACCTTCAGGGTAAAGCTCAGAGGATAGCGCCAAAATATAAAGGCCCTCTCCGGGGAAGTGGTGACAGTGGAGTTAAAATAGAAGGTTCAAGAATTACTGGAATAGTAAGCTTTGATAAGCCTTATGCTTTGGAGCAACATGAGAACTTGGAATACCATCATGATGATGGACAGGCTAAATATTTAGAGCAACCGTTTAATGAAAATTCCGGGGATTATATAGAGGAGTTAAAGAAAGCGATTAAAGAAGAGTTATGAGTGAATTAATAGATGACATAAAAAATTATTTGGTAGCTCAGGGTATAGCAATTGCGACCAATGTTTTTTTAGATTCTATGCCAGATGAACCCAATAATTGTATAACTATTTATGAATATCCTGGCAAGCCGGGATACGTAAGTATGACAAACCGAAATGTTCAAATATCTTTAAGAAATTCGGCATATTCTACTGGTAAGACTCTTATAAATTCTATTCGTAATTTACTTGATGACAAAAATCCAGAACAGATAATAACTCTTAATGTTAGCCGGAAAGCAGTTTTCAGAGCTTTACAGGAGCCTTTTAAATTACGGATTGATAGTAAAAAAAGAGTTATATTTGCTTGTAATTTTTCAGTAAGAACAGTTAGAGATTAAAATTTAAATAAGGTAAAAATTAAGTAAAAAGCCTTGAAAATCAAGGCTTTTTTGTTTAGAAAGGAAGTGTAAATAAAATGACTGATATTCCCGTAAAATTGGGTGTGGAAAAACTTCAGATTGAAAAAATTCTTCAGGATGATTCTACCGACTACGTGACTGATACTCCGATTGATTTATCCGATAGGCTTTACTCTGTTATGTATTCTCCTAACAATCTTGAAGCCAAAGTCAATGCTGATAATGCTGTAAGAGCAAATTTTTTCAGTACTCCGGGGGCTGATATTGAAATAGTTCTTGCTTATTTAACCCCGGCTGAAGAGACAGAAATATTTAATATGACTAATGTAGGGGCTATTAGAGCCGGGGGTGATAGCTCAAATATTCCTTATTATCTTGTGAAGTGGACTGTAACGGATGGCGCTGGAAAAACTTACTGGGAGCTTTTGAAAGTAAAGTTTGTTCCCGGAGAAGAAAATGCCGAAACAGTGAAGGACGGCAGTATTGACCCGCAAATGGCAACTCTTAAAGGAACTGCTATCAAAAGAAGTCATAAGCCTACTGAAGACCCCACTGCAAATCCTTTGTATTATAAAATATCTGACCAGGATGCGCTTTATGATGATGAAGGTGATACCTGGTATAGCCAGGGGGATAATCTGGCTACCCCTGATTTAGTTGCTCCAACAATAGACTCTACCACTCCAGCAGCAGATGCCGTTGATATTGCTGTATCAGCAAATTATGTATGGGTATTTGATAAAGGAATTTTATCTTCATGTATGACTGCCGGTAATTTCTTTGTAGTAAAAGATAGTGATGGTTCCGCAGTTGCCGGAGCTTTATCACTTTCTACCAGTGTTGTGGCAAACGATACTGTAACTTTAAATCCTACAGCTAACCTGACGGCTTCTACAGCCTACAGAGCCATTTGCACCATAAATGTAAAGAGCAAAACAGGTATAGCTCTTGCTGCAAATAGTGTTCGTAAGTTTACTACTGCAGCGTAAAAAATAAAGGGGAAGGTTTGCCTTCCCCTTAAATTGGAGGTTTTAATGAAAAACGAAAATTTTACAGCTATAAATCCTAAATTTCAAAAGAAAGAAAAGCAAAAAACAGAAAAAGAAATGCAATTGGAAAATCTCAGAAAAATTCTTAATGTGAAAAAACCTCGTGAAATTTTCATAGAAATAGACCGGAAACGCCCTTTAAATTTTAATCTTAATGCCATGGTAGAATTTCAATTGCTTTATGGAAAAAGTTTTGTTTCTGTTCTCCCGAATTTAAATATTAATGACCTGGATCCGGGTGTTTTGCGGGCTTTTCTTTGTGCCTGTTTCCGGCAAGAAGAAGGACAGGAAGAAATGACTTTACAGGAAGCCGGAAAACTGGTAGACCCTCAAAATACCCTTTACCTCGCTTCGAAATTCTGCGAGGCTGTGGGCGTTTCTATGCCTCATCCTGATGATTTAAGTCCAATAATAAAAAATAAAAAAGATAGCGCAATTTTAGGCCCTGCAGCAAAAAACGAATAAATTCCCAATCAGCCGGTGAGGTTGATTGGGAATGGATGCATTATCTCGGAAGATACTATTTAAACCTCTCAGAGGAAGAATTCTGGGGAATGACTTTCAGAAAATTCAATTCCATGTTTAGAACAAAATATAAAGCAGAAAATAGCGGAAAGAAGGAAATAGATAGTGTTAGGAACAGGAACCAATCTCGGAGAAATATTCGTAAAATTAGGCGCTGATATAGGGCCTTTTTTAGATTCTCTGGATAAAGCTTTTAAAAGTGTTGGCAATTTCGGAGATAAGATGGAAACTTTAGGCAAATCTTTTTCTCTTTATCTTACAACTCCTTTAGTAGGGGCAGGTGTAGCCATTGGAAAATTTGGGATGGATTTTGAAAAGAGTTTTGGTAAAGTTTCTACTATGTTCGGTGCAACAAAAGTTAATTCAGAAGCTCTTGAAAAAAAGCTTTTAGCCCTTTCTGACTCCGCCAATATTGTCAGTAATGAACTTACTGAAAGTCTTTATGAGGCTTTAAGTTCTGGAATTCCTATTACTGAGGATGCAAGCGAGGCAATGGGTTTTATGGAAAAATCCGTAAAGCTCTCAAAAGCTGGTTTTACGTCTTTGACTTCAGCAGTCGATGTTACAACCAGCATTATGAATGCATATGGATTAAGCGTTGAGGATGTTGACCGAATACAAAACGCGCTTATTATCACTCAAGATAAAGGGAAAACTACAGTGGATGAACTTTCAAGTTCGCTTTCGAATGTAGTTCCCATCGCTGCCAGTTTAGGAGTTCCCTTCGAGCAAATAGGAGCTGCCCTGGCAGCTATTACTGCCCAGGGCGTTCCCACTGCCCAGGCCACAACCCAGTTGCGGGCAGCATTTTCAGAACTGGCAAAATCCGGAACTACAGCCAGTGATGCATTTAAAAAACTTTCAGGGCAGTCTTTTGATGAATTTATAGCTGCGGGGAATAATATTCAGGATGCATTTCAATTGATGGGTGATTCTGCGGCAAAATCCGGGTTGAAAATCGGTGATATGTTTTCCAGCATAGAAGCAGCTCAGGGCGCTCTTATTCTTGCCAGTGAAACAGGAGGACAGGCTTTTACAAATAGTCTTACGGCCATGAATACAGAGGTAAATGCCCTTAATGAAAACTTTGAAAAAGTAAGTGATAAAGTAGGAGAAAGATGGAGTTCGGCTTTTAATCAGATGAAAAATGCAGCCATATCATTTTTTGATTCTATTGCTCCGGCAGTAGAAATTCTTGCTGCCGGTATATCAAAAGTGGCTCAGGTATTAAGCGGTATGAGTTCTTCTATGAAAGTAGCTATTGTAGGATTGGGGGCGCTTGCTGCGGCAATAGGGCCTGTTATGATTGGTATGGGAAGTTTAATTAATACTTTTCAATCAATTTCAAAAGCTATAGATGCTGTGAAAAAATCAGAAATGGCGATGAAAGCACTTTCTACCGCCATGAGTGGTATTTCTGGGGCGGCTAATACAGCTCAGGCCGGGTTCAGCGCTCTTGTTACGAGAATGGCAGCTTTTGCAACTTCTACCGGGGGATTAGTAGTAATAGCCGGTGCCGCTGCAATTGCTTTAGGTGTATTAGTATATAAAACTTACGAATATCAACAGGCAATAGCACAGCTAAAAGCTGAAGATTTAGAAAAAAGCACACAGAGACATGCTGAAGCTCTTCAAAACTTACAAAAGTATTATCCTGAACTGACATCTTCTGCACAGGCTTTTCAGACAATTCAGGAAAAAGGTATAGACAATTTTATAAGGGAAGGGGGCACTATCGAAGAATTAACTGCTATTCTTCAAAAAGCTTATATCGAAAGAAGACAAATTACAGATAATCTTTCTGAAGAACAAAAAACATTGAATGAACTTCAGGAAGAATATGCCAAATATAATACACTTATGATGCAAGGGCATGGTAATCCTTTGATACTAAAAAGCCTGGCAGAAAGAATAACGAAACAAGAGGAAATTATAGATGGGCTTCAAGAGGAATCTTCTGAATTTTCCAATCTCATAAACGATATCAGCGGATATACTGATCAGTGGCATGAGTTAAATCAGAAAGCCGATACTACTCTTAATAATATAGTAACTAAATTAGTTCAAATCGGGGGAATGAAATCTTTAAGTAGTTTGACTTTTGAAATATATGATTTAATTAATGCTGTAAATCAGATAGGATTATCAGAAGAAGAACTCAAAAAAGGAGAAGAAGAGCTTACAAAAGCTATTACACTTCACTGGCAGACTTTTGAAAAAGAATTGACTGCTAAACTCCAGGCCGGTCAAATTAATGAATTGGAATTTCAACAGGCCCGAAAACAATATGCAAATGAATATATAAGCTTTTTTAAATATAATGAAGAGCTTCGGGTAGATATTGTAAATTCAGCTAATCAGGGAATTCTTACTGCTGAAGAAAATTTATATAAGGCCCGATTGCAGATTGCACAAGACCTTGCCTCTATCACAGAAGATAAAAAAGACGATTATGAAGCAGAATTAGCAATTAGATTAGATACTATTGAAACAGAAAGACAGGCTTTTATTCAAAAAGGAGTAGATGAGGTAGAAGCTGAAGCCTGGGCTGTGGCGATGGTTGCAAAAGCTCAGGAGGAATTAACGGCAAAATATTATGACGAAGGAGAGAAAAGAAAACAAACCGTCAAAGAAACAGCAGAATATGAAGTTCAAGTTCAATATGAAAGCATAGAAAATCAAAAAAGAGGTCGAGATTTACTTATTGAAAATGTTGGGTTACACGGAGAAACTACAGAAAATTTAACAGAGCAGTTAAGAATTCTTGAAGAGCAGGAATTAGTTTTAAGAGCTGAAGCTGAAGAATATATGAGGTGCATTAAAAGAGGAGAACAGTTAGGAGATTCAGCCCTCGATGTCCTGGATACATATAATAATACATTATCAAGTATTGAAGAAATAAATGAAAAATTAAAAGAAAAAAATTCTCTTATTTCTGATGAGCAAAAGCAATTAGAAGAAAATTATAAACTCTGGCTTGATATTAAAATCCTCAATGGAGAAATTTCACAACAGCAGGCGGATATGATGCTTGCCGATTTTCTTGGACAACAGAATGAAGAACTTCAAAAACAGGTGGATCTAATACTTCAAAAAATTAATTTGTATGGAATAGGTTCACTTACGGAAAAAGAAGCAGAAATTCTAGAATATTATAGAAATCAAAGTAAAGAATTAACAGATATTAATGCAAAATTATTTGAAAGTTCAACCCTTGTTGGCGATATTTCAAATAAAACAGCAGATGTTACGGGAAAACAATATGAATATAATGAAGCAATAAGCGCAGGGATAGCTTCAGCAAGAGAACTATCTGAAGTTATTGGTAATATAAAAGTTCCCGAATTACCTGGCTATGGGCAAACAGGGAAATTTTATGGTGACCCTGGCGGGTTATCTGGTGGATATGTGGGGCAGGCCCTTAAAGCTTTTGACCCGGAAAATATTGTAAATCTCAGAAGTGGAACATCTGAATATTATCAGGACAAATATAAAGAAGGGTTGCCGGATTATTATAATCCCGATTCAGCAACCTCTCAAAATATTTCTAATTCAACTACTTCAAATACCACAAATGTTGACCAGTCTGGAGATATAAATTTAAATATTGGAGGAGAAGCTTCAGCCGCTAATATTCCCTCAAATGTCCAGCAGGCAACTGAAACAGTTGCCTCTTTTGCTTTACAGTTAAAAAGTATGGGAGATAGATTATAATGTTTTATAATGACTGGATAGATACAGTGGATTTAGATGACAGGGTTGAATTTCCATTTGAGTTACAAGGGAATAAATTTCCTAAAAAGAAAAAAAATATTCAGTCAACCTGGTCTATTCCTTCCTGGAATGACGATGATAATTTTATCCCTTCCAAAGAATCGACAAGGTCAGATGGAGTAGACCCAAATTCAGGCGAATGGGAATTGATAGCCACTAATTTGACTTTAGAACAACGAAATAAATTAGAAGAGTTCTTTGAAACCGGGCCGCCAGATGACCGGTTTGTTTTTTATAGAGAAAGATTGGACAGTATAGCCCCAAATGGGTTTCTGATTGAGATAACAGATTTTGAGGGAGAGCCAACCCCTAATTTTTTGTGGTATAACTGCAAAATTAGTTTGAAAAATAAAGGAGTAATAACCTAATGCCCACACCCAACTTTGCTATATTAGACGCTGATGGCAACGGCCTGACAGAGCTTGACCTTGGTTTTATCGACCCTGGACAACAAAAAGAATTCGAGTTCCAGTATGAAAATATTTCCGGAAAAGACTTGGAAAACGTGAGTCATTTTCCTTATCCTGGTCTTGTAAATGACTCTTTTGAAAATACCGTAAATAATCCAATTGTTGCTGTTGAGATTATTAAACAATCAAATTTCGGAGTAAACCAGACATCAACTCTTGAAGAAACAGATTCCGATTCTGAGTGTCCCGCTTATGAGGAGCGAGGTAAAGTTTACGAATATATAGGAGGAACTTTTACCCCGAGAGATACCGGTGCAATAAATATGATGGCTGGAGCTTCTGATTATGTGATTCAAATGTGCGACCGAAAAATTCTGAATACTTATCTCGACCCGGATACTCCAGGGAGCTACACTGGTTTTTCTATCCAACTCTGGAACGGCTCCGCCTGGTTCACGCCTACTTTTTCGGATGGAAGCTCTGGGGCTTCGACGGCAGGAAATATCAGAATATCGGCGGCTTCTGCTGCTTCCTGGGAAAAATTAAGACTCACCGGAACTGGAATAACTTCGCCGGTTTATGGATACCCCATAAAATATATCTGCACTGCGGTGACTATACAGGCAGTTTTAAAGGCAACTAAGGGCCTTTATTGGAATTATGCATATGAGCTGCCGAAGGTCTTTTTGAAGGGAATTGGAGAATACCATCTCTATACGGCCCCCTCGGGTTATGTCCAGATTTATCCTACTTATGAATATCCGAATTTAGGTCTCATCGTATTTCAGGACAATCCTTTTAGCGGTGTGGGGACAGCTATTCGATGCGCCATTGAATTCAAATTACCGCAGCCCGGGACTTATGAGGTTGTGGCGACTGGAGCCGGCACCGTGACTGTGGAGCAGGATAGCGGTGGACCATCTGCAGATATTGGAGTGGTTCCTGGAATAAATCCTGTTACAGGTGCTTATTATCCCAATGGAAATATAGTTCCTGGAATAAATATATATTTGTCAGAATTGACCTCTGGAGATACTGGAGAATTTACTGTTTCAGACGCTTTAAAATACCTCGACTGGTCTGATGACGATAGCACTTATTATAATAACGATATAGATTTGAGTGATATGAATGACGGAACTACTCAAACGGTTTACGGCATTTATTCTCCTTCTATGTTTTCAGAAGAATCTGACAATAAATTTAATTTCAAATTTATGGTTGAAGGAAGCTAATTAATTATGTCCTACTCTCTTAATGTTGATTATAAAGGCAATGGGTTTGTAACAAATCGAAGGCCCTTAAAAGATAATTTTTCAGGCAATGGGTTTGTAACAAAT